ATGAAAGGTTTGGTGCTGACGTTATCGTTACTGATGTTATCCGTGAATGCTTTTGCCGCTGGGAAAATAGTGACTGTCAGTAAGTTTGAATTTGGCAAACAATGGGCATTTACCCGAGAAGAGGTGATGTTGGAATGCCGCTCAGGGGGAGCTTTGTTTGTGATAAATCCCAGCACATTAGCGCAATATCCACTTAATGATGTTGCATCTGAACAAATGAAAGCAGGCCATGTCCTTGCGAAACCGCTAGATATTTTATTATTAGATGATAGCGAGAACCCTGGTCAAAAGATGAGTTTGCTACCTTTCCAACAGCGTGCGATGACTTTATGCGAAAAGTAAGCACGACAACTTGAGCATCGTTACGGCCTTTATTTTCTATTTAACAGATAATTACCTTTCTTAACTGGTAGGCTAATTTGTATCATTTAAATTAGTTTGCAACCGTTATTAATTACTTCTGTTGCTAAGTTGGCGAAACACATGTCCTCGACTACTCTTAAAGAGTATGGCTGAACAAGCCTACGTTAATGCCAACTTTTAGCGCACGGCTCTCTCCCAAGAGCCATTTCCCTAGACCGAATATAGGAATCGTATTCGGTCTCTTTTTAACTTGTTGATTTTAAAGGTGAATTTTGTTGTTTATCGAAATTTATCGAAATTTTATCGAAATCTGATATTCGGTCTTTTATAGCATTACGTATTCTTTACCCCTCGTATCCAGATACTTGTTCGTCATCTTCTCCGATTTATGCCCCAGCAGTTTCATCGCAAATTCTTTACCTTTTTCCTTTTCATACAATCGCCCAGCGAGACTTCTGATCTCGTGAAAAGTTGGCGGACTCTCATCAAAACGAAAATCTGTTCCTTTTCTCGCCGTTACGAATTTCTTTGTCAGGCTATCTGGATGTAGTGATCCGTCAGGGCTATTTTTTCTGATGCCAGCACTTATCATAAAGTCTGTTTTACTGGCTAATTTACATTGTTCAATCACGGTGCTAAGGCGTAGGCCAACGGCTTTAAGTTCAAGATCTAAGGGCAGGGAGATCATGGCTCCGGTTTTGCCTTGGTCTATCTGTAATCTGCCATCAACAATCTGGTCAAAGCGCATCAGAGATAAATCCTCACGGCGTTGGCCAGTGACTAGCGCCAGATCCATTGATAACCCGAACCACGCCGGTAATGTGTCAGCGACCTCACGAATAGCGAGATACTGATCCAGTTCCAGGCGCTCACGTTTCACCACCGGTTTAGCTGAGCGTGTCGGTGTCACTGGATTATTATCTAAAAGCCAAAAACGCGGTGTTTTTTACCAAAATTGAACTAGCCGGGCAAATTGATAACAGCCGGGTGATCAACAGTAAATCGATGTCGTCCTATGGCGAGTTTATTGATGATGTGGTCAATCTGGATGTGTTGAAAAACCATATTCAGGTGGATGGCTACAACTACATTGCTAATGTCGGCACCAAACGTGCACTGACACCACGCGACTATGACGGATTGCTGTCTACGGTTGCCACTACCTGCAAACGCTTTTTCAATAACGGGGTGCTCGGTACCGGCTCTTATGTTGATCCTGACGATGGCGTGACTAAAGTGGCTGATTTTGGTTTTGTTATCCGTTCGCGCCCTGAGGATGTCCTTGCGCTGACCTCCGACCAACGCAAAAAACGCGTTTACCCATTAACCACCCTGTTAGTGATTTTAGGCCGTGCCGGTCATATCGCTGAAATCAATGCCACCGTGGAGTAATCCCTTATGACCATGCACAGATACGGCGCTGATGGCCCTAACCTCACCGTTTTTGGTATTCCTATTGATGATTTTGGTGATACCGACCCACCGATCACCATTGAAGATTTAGAACCCCGCGCCGCGCTAAAACGCGGTATCGGCGGCACGTCAGTACGGCTGGACAATAAAACTCGCGCCAAACGGTTGACCATCAACCTGATCCCCGGCTCGGTGCAGGCCCGCCAGTTATTGGCGGTGGAGAAATCCGGTATTGATGCCACCTTTACCTTTTCACAGACCGGTACCGATGAACGTTTTGCCGGGTTCGACGGCATCATGACTAACCGCGGCTCAGCTACCCGCGCCGGAAAAAGTGGTGTATCGGATGAACAATTTATTTTTGAATTTGCTGACTCTGAGGAAACTTAATTATGGGGCGTCAAATTGAAGTTGTGATCGGTGACACCCTTTTCCGAGGGGCAACATCACCGGCCAGAGATCAGGTGGAAATGCTGCAAATCGCGGCTAAGTCTGGTTTGTTACCGGCGATTAATCCCAATGTCACCGCAATGGGTATGGCAGCTAGTTTGGCCTCTGTCGATACGATGAGCTTAAACCGCTTGAAAGAGCTGTGTTTTAACAGCGGTAGCATCGTTCGCCAATCCGATAACATCCCGGTGGGCGAAAACCTGTTCCAGGATGAAGCCCATAATTACCTGGTATTGCTGGGGCAGGTACTGAGGGAAAATATCGGCCCTTTTTGGCAACTCAGCGGCGAGGGAAAAAGCGCGGAAAACAATCCGCAGCACCCTCCCGCGTAGACTGGTTTTTATGGCGACCCTGCGCCGGTGCCGGGCAACACTGCCCGCCGCTGGCGAGGTGGTCTGATATGCTGGATGGCACTTACACCATTGATGATGTGCAACTGATGCATGATGTGTTGGATGAGATTGCGGCGGTGGTGGAAAGGGGGTTGGGTTAGCAATAGACCGTTATTCTGCATCGCCTATAATGTAAATGAATTGCAAATTCAAAGAGTAATACATACTATCTTTATGGATATTAAATATAAGGATATTATGAATGAAAGAAATCAGTGGAGAAAAATGGGTTTCTCGTTTTCAGGGAAGTGCTTCAACCCAATCATTAAGCCCGTCATTTAAAATAAGTGTTGACAACTTTATATCTGAATTAACAAAGTCGGGTGCGACAATTGTTATATCAGCAACATTAAGACCGCCTGAAAGGGCTTATTTGATGCATTGGTCTTGGAAAATATCAAGAAACCTTGCCAAGCCTGAAGATGTACCGGAAAAAACCGGTATAAGCATTCAATGGGCACATAAAAAGAGCGATGGCAGTATAGACACTGCGAAAAGCATTAAAGCCGCACAGGATATGGTAAGAGCGTACGGTATGACAGGACTTAATGTTGCTCCATCATTAAAAAGCAGACATACCGAAGGCAATGCTATAGATATGAATATCTCATGGATGGGAGATTTAAAAATAAAAAATAAAAAAGGGGAAGATGTCTTAATTAAGAGTTTTCCCAAAGATGGGATGAATACAGAACTCCATACCGTAGGAAAAAGTTTTGGTATTATAAAATACCATGGTGGTTCCAAAGATAGACCTCATTGGTCTACAGATGGTAGATAATATGAAGAAAATGATTGTTTTTATTTTACCATTTATTCTTTTACTTGGATGCTCCCATGCTGCTGAAAAATACCCGGCTGATATTAGCGAGTTTTTAAAAATAGCAGATGAATGCCAATATCTTGCTGGAGAATGGGACTCATCAATCCCCAAAGAACGGCAAATTGCCATAGAGAAAGAAGTCAATGTTACTTGCCCTAAAGCAACTGAATTGCAAAAAAAATTAAGCACCAAATACCAAGAGAATAAGCAATTGCTAGAAGTCATTAATGATTATGACTTCTAATAGCGTCATGGTGACTGTGACGAACTGATTGTTACAGTAAACACCATTATAAGTACTCCTACGAGTATCAAACCCGCCACTGCGCGGGTTTTTTTATACCTAAAATATGAGGTTTCCATGTCAGAGACAATTGATTCTCTATTGGTTTCCCTTGGCCTGGAAACAGATGCAAAGAGCTTTCAAACCGCCAATGATGCTGTTAAAGGGATTAAAGACGGCATATTGCAACTGGCCGCCGCAGCCGGTACCGGTGTTGGCTTAAAAGCCCTGACTGCGGATTTATCTGCCTCAGTATTAGAAATGGACAGGCTGAGTAAGATTACCAACTTTACCGTTAAACAGATCGATGGTCTGCGCTACGCGATGCGCAGTCTTGGCCTTAGTCCGGATGCGGCTAATCAGATTGTGCAGAAAATCCCTGACCTGCAACAGCGTGCCAGACAAGGGGAGTTAGGCGATAAAGCCTATTGGAATGGTGCATTTAACCCGACTGAATTTGCCAATAAAACCGGCATGGACTCGCTCAAGTATCTTATAGATGCTTACGGCAAAATGGATAATGACCAGCGGCGAAATCTGCGCAGTGGAATTGGCAGCGGTGATAATGATCCTTTTACCCGCCTATTGGAGGGAGGTAGCAAGGGGCTTAATGCCTCACTGAAAAATTTTGAAGAGTTATATAAACCGCTTGATCCCAAGCTTATTGACTCAGCCAACGAGTTTAATAAAGAGATGGCGGATCTGGCGACTAACTTTGACAATCTGGCCCGTTCAATGGGTGGCGACTTACTGCCAATCATCAATGCGTTATTAGAAAGTATTAATCAGTTTATTAAAGAAAACCCCGAAGTCTCAAAAGCGATTCTGACTGCAGCCGGTCTGGCCGGTACCGCTGGTGCAGTAAAGTTTGTCGGCGGCATGCTACCTGGCGGTGGTAAGCCACCCGCAGGTGCAGCTGGTGGGCGTGGCTGGTTGTCACGCTTGTTGGTCAATCCGGTCACCATCGGCGCGGCGGCGGCATTAACGCCCGGTAATATTTTTACCAGTGCCGACGATGCCAAAGCCATGAGTAATCCTGATGCGATAGGGCGGCAGAACTGGGCTAAAAATAACCCCGGCGTGCCTTACCCCAGTGATAGCAGCGACCTTAATAATCTGGTTGATGATCCCAACGTTCGCCAGTATCTGGAGGTGCTATCCAAAGCCGAGGGAACCGCCAGTTATGCTAATTCTGGCTATAACACGATGTTTGGCGGCGACCAATTCTATGACAGCAGCGACCACCCACGGCAATTAAAAGAGTTCACGCAAACGGACGGCACTAAAAATAAAACCTCGGCTGCCGGTCGTTATCAGTTCACCAGCGGCTCTTGGGATGATGCCGTCAAAGCGCTTAATTTGACCGACTTTTCACCACGCAGTCAGGATCTCGCCGCGTTGTTTCTTATTCAACGTGCCGGTCAGCTAGAAAATGTGACGAACGGGAATTTTGCTGATGCCACCAGCGGGCTTGGTGGTGTGTGGGCCTCGCTACCTTCATCAAATTACGCCCAGCCCAAACGTTCATGGGAAGAGATTCAGGGCTACAGCGACCGCCAAACCACCCCCATGCAATCAGTTGCCGCATCCCCGCCCCGTGGTGATGTCAGACTGGAACAACACAATATTATCAATGTGGGTACCGTGGGCGGTGATAGTGAATCCATCCGTGACGGGGTGCTACAGGCCACCACTCAACTGGCCCAGCAAGCACGCGACATGATGCATACGGAGCACTACTGATGGCTATTACCGGACTATTTACCCGTAACCGACCGAAAATCGGCAATCTCTATTTTGATGCATTACTGGAAGAGTCGAGTGAGCTGCGTACTGATGTCAGTGAGTTCCCACTGGAAGATGCCAATACCGCCCACGATAATGCGGTGACGCGCGCTCTGGCGCTAACCATGATTATCGGTGTGTCTGATAACTGGTTTCGTGAACTGCTGGCCCAGCAAGATCGGTTGGCACCAGTCTGTATTCCGGCAGCCTGGGATCACAATCGCGCTCAACCCGTTCGCAAAATTTACTCGAGCAATTGCGTGAATTACAGCGTTCACATACGCCGTTCGAATTAGTGGCCAGCCGTGGGGCGGCCTATAAAAATTGCCTGATCACCAATACCCGCACCCAATTGAAAAAAGAGAATGAGGGCGGGCTGGAGATTGTGGTTGAACTGTTGCAGCTCAATATTATTTACGACACCGTTGCTGAAACCAATGACAACTTACCCTATGGCGATAGTGCTGCCACTCAGGGGCAACGTGAATACTCATTTGGTGAAGTTTTTGTCGAGGCCACGTAATGAAGATTATCCCATTAAACAATGGTTACGCGGTGCAGCGTTTCCGAGTGCAATTAAATAATCACTATCTGGTTTTTCGTTTGCACTGGCTCACCCGTTTTAATTATTTCTGTGTCGATATTTATGAACAGGGCGAGCCGGTAGTTTTGGGGCGTGCTTTGCATATTGGCGTTAATTTATTGGCGGGACTTAATACCGATATTGGCCCGCTGATATTAGCCGGTGATACTCCGACTATCGCCAATCTTGGCATTAATAATCGCCTGACATGGTACCCGGATAATGAGTAGTTATTTTGGCCGTAATTACTTACTGACCATTACCCCGGTGAGTGGTGATGAACTTACCTATCAGCCGCCATTAGAGATCCGTTTTGCTGTCGATAATACCCCGCAGAATGTCGATGCCACCGCCAGAATTACTCTATACGGCATTTCAGCACGCACCCGCGCCTTGATCCAGCACTATGACGACAAAGAAAAACGTTATGGCAACCTGGTATTAAAAGCCGGTTATGGCGACAACATCGGCACGATATTCAGCGGACGCATTCACAATGTCGAAGTGGTCAAAGAAGGGGTAAATACCTGCCTGCGGTTATATTGCCGCACGATTGGGCTGGCATGGAATACCACGATATTTAAAACCTGGGGGGCGAATACGCCTGCTATTGAAATGCTCAAAGATGTCGCTGCGGCTTTTGGCCTTGATGTTGAAGTGATTGGTGACTTTTCCGACTTGCCGCGTTTTGCCACTTCCTATAATTCTGGTGGCCGCTTGTGTCGCGATATCCTCGATAGCGTAAAAGAAGACTGGAAATATTACTGGATGATCACGCCATCACGGGTGCTATTAGCCAGAGAGGGAGCCGCGAGAAAATGGGCGACTCATGAGATCACCGCTAAAAATGGTATGGAAAGTGTCCCGCGTTGGTATCTCAGTACCATGGAAATTGACGTTAAAATGAATCATCAAATTCAGCCGGCCGATGTGATTAATGTTACGTCGAGTTTTTGGACGATTAATTTTAGCGGCATGTATAACACCGACCTCAATAATTTGGCGAATATTCAGCAGCAGACCGGCCAGTTTAATGTGCTGCGTATCTACCACGAAGGTACTTTATGGGGTGATACATGGAAAACCACGCTGATCAGTCAATGGCGAATGCCCTGAGGTAATGATGATTGAGAGCAACCCGCTGTATAGCACCATGATGCTGCTCAAGCGCGATATGGTGCGTGACCTGATGATCGGCATGCCTGGTAAAGTCATTAGTTATAACGCCGATCTACAACGCGCAGTGGTGGAGTGCGGCATTCAGCGCCATGTCGGTGACGGTCAATTTAAGACACTACCCGTTATCGAACATGTGCCAGTGCAATTTTCTGGTAGCGCCGAATGGACGGTTTTTCATGAATTGCCCGCGGGTACCGAGGGTTACATTCATTTCAGCCAGCGTTCTATCGACAATTGGCTCAGTCAGGGGGGCCGGTAGCACCACTGGATGCACGGATGTTTAATCCGTCCGATGCTTTCTTTGCCCCCGGTTACCGCTCACAGCAAACCGCGATTGCGGGCTTGCCGACCGAGGGGATTGGTTTAACTAACAAAAGTGGCGGGGTGCGTATTCACCTCACTGATGCCGGAATGACTTTGACGGCTGGCGGTACCACACTGGCGCTTACCGAATCTGGCATGAGTTATAGCGGCCCTGAATTCACTAATAATGGGCAAACCACCCTTAATGGCCGCACTGAGGTTACCCAAGGTGGCTTGGCGATTGGCGAGCTGGAAGTTGGCGACCACGACCACGGCGGCGTGCAACGCGGCAATGATCGCACTGATGGGCCGCAATAGCTCATTACCCTGATTGAATCCTACCTATTATCGCCCTGGCTTATGCCGGGGCTTTTTGTTTCCGGAGGCACTGTGATCCGCAATTTCCAAGATGGCGACATTGTTACCCACGGCAGCCAGTTTGCTAACGGTAAAGAAGAAACCCGGCAAGCCATGATCTGCTGCCTGCGGTTATTTCTTGGCGAGTATTTTCTTGATGCCACCGAGGGAACTCCGTGGTTCCAAAGCATATCGGGCAAAACTTCACGCGATATTGCCGAAGCCAATATTAAACAGCGCTTATTGGCGGCCAAAGGCGTACTTACCATTAACCGCTTTGAAATGGATCTCAATATGAAGAATCGCAAAATAACGATATTTGCCGCGGTGATTGATATTAATAACGATGCATTCGATTTCCTGTTCACGGAGGATCTTATCTAATGGCAACCATTAATCGTGACGGGGCCAGCGGCACCACGCTGAGTGAATATCTGGATACTATGCGCCAGCGTTATCTTGCTATTGATGATGGCTGGAATATTAACCCGGAATCGCCGGATGGTCTGGCAATAGCGGTCTGGTGTGAGGCATTAGCTAATTTGGATGAAGCGGTAATTAATGCTTATCACGCCGCCGATCCCAATTCAGCGATTGACCAACAATTAGACCGCATTGCCGCGTTCGCTGGAATCAAACGCAAAAATGCGACCTATTCAACCGCTACCGTTAATTTTAGCGGCATCGCTTTTACGCCGATCAATGCCGGGACATTAATCAGAAATAGGGCGACTAATACCTTATGGGCGACTGATGGTGATGTTATTACTGACGCGGCAGGGAATGCGACGGTGAATGTCACTTGTACGCTGGCAAGGGCGCAGGGGGCCAATAGTCATAATCTGACCATTATTGCCACATCGACCGGCGGCATTACGGCGGTGACAAATAACACTGCAGCGTCAATGGGATTGGATAAAGAAACCAATAACGCATTTCGCATCCGACGCAATGAATCAGTGGCGCTACCTGGCTCCAATCAGATTGATAATATTTATGCGGCGCTGGTCAATATTGATGATGTTAAACGAGCGCGGATTTATGAAAATTTTGAGGATCAAGCCGACGAGAATGGGGTGCTCGGTCACTCAATGGCGATATTTGTTGATGGTGGCAGCATCGAGGATGTTATTAACAGTATTGCCATCAATAAAAGCCCCGGCTGTGGGTTAAACCGTTATAACACTTTCCCTAATAAAATCTCGTTGGATACTGTTACCCCAAAAGGTAACCCGATCACCGTAACCTTTTTTCGCCCCCAACTAATACCGGTTTATGTACGGGTTGAGATCGCCAGTAATAGCGAATTTATTGACGAAGAGATAAAACAGGCGATTGTCGATTACAGCATTACCGGTTTTGATCAGACCAATGGCTTTTCTAAGTTGGGTTTTAAAATTGGTGAAAGTATTGGTGCGGGCCGTTTATTTACCCCAGTCAATTATTTGGTGGCCGGTAATGGCTTTGTGAATGCGATTACCGTTGGTACTGCTGTCGAGCAGGCCAATGAGAGTGCAGTGAGAATAGCCTTTAATCAGCTCGGGGTGTTCAGTACTGAGAATATCGAGGTGGCCTATGTATAACCACCGTAAAAAAGCATTGTCACGGATTTACCTGCAATATAAAAATGCGCCGAAACTGCTTGAATGGATCAGTATTTTACCGGACATCAGCCAATCTGCACTGGAAGAGCAGATCACTAAAATCAATAACCTGTTGGATATTGATAATGCCGAGGGCGATCAACTGGATATCTGTGGCCGCATTGCCGGATTTACTGAGCGGCCGCTCATCCGCAGCGATTACTTATCGATATTTGCTTATAACGGTACCGGCGGCGCACAGCCCTATAATGTCGCGCCGTATAAAGCGCCGCATGAACAAATCGGCAAAGTTCCGGTGTCGGATTATCTCTATCGCGTATTAATCAAAGCCAAGATCCAGAAAAACAACACCAACGCCACCTTGGATGAAATCAAAACTGCCGTTGATTACATTCTGGATGTTAATTCCGCCATCATCGATGGGCAGGATATGACCATGAAAACTATCTGGGTCGATAAACCGATCCCCGCTAATGTCTTAGTGCTTATTCAGCTTTTTGATTTAATCCCCCGACCGCAAGGCGTCAAAACCAGCCTGATCCGCGTTAACCATCATCCCTTTGCCTATAAAGGCACCTTCGACGCTCAGCCATACGGCATGGGCGCTTATATCTAATTGGAGCCAATATATGGCAAGAAATGACAGCTTTAATCAGCCGTGGGCCAGTGTACCTGCGCAATTTGAACGCCCCGGCGATGGTCTGATTGCGCGTGGTTGGGCGGGGGGTGCATCAGAAGATCCGCCCGAAGCCAAGTGGGAAAACTGGTGGCATAATCGGGTCGATTTGGCCTTGCAGGAATTGCAAAACCTTGGGCAGCTAATTTGGTTTGCCGATGCGCCTTACCAAGCAGGGGCGAGAGTGAGTCACGGTGGCAATAGTTATATTGCATTGTCAGAAAACACCGGCGTAGAACCCACAGGCACATTAGATATCGGTGTATGGCGTAAAGAAGAGCCAAACACTTATTTGCAGACAGCCAGTAACCTTGCTGAAATCGCGGCGGCGGGGCCGGAGGCAATAGCTGCCGCCATTGCTAACCTTGGCTTAACGGATACCGCGGCAATTGCTACCAATGCATTACTGAAAAACCAAAACTTGAATGATGTGGCAAACAAGACCACTGCACGAACCAATTTAGGGCTTAAAGGTGCGGCAGTGCTGGATGTGGGGTCTATCGCTAACACCGTGGCTGCGGGCAATGACACACGTATTGTTAATGCAGTTCAATCCACAAATGCCGCCATCACATTACCCGGCAGTCTGACTACGGCAGGCACTGTAACAGGAGGTGGCATTTCATCTATTGGGGCGGTTTATGCAGGCAATACGGCGGCATGGTTAGCTGCGGATGGGAATGTCTACGGTTCAGTATGGGGCGGCTATTTAAGCACTTATATTGCCAATGTAATAGCGCAAGCCAGAGTGCCGGATACTTACGGTATTGGCTCTTATGCTTTCGCCATCAATTCTACCAATGTCGGAAATGCCGTTAATCCGGGGGATGTGAAAGCGGGCAGTGAATTAAAGTGGAATAACGTTGCAAACTACAATAACGGACAAACACTATTAACCGGGACATGGCGTTGCCAAGGTTTTGCGGCGGTTAATGATGGCCTTACCCGAAACACATTATGGATGCGTATCTCATGATTAATGATATAGATAAAATTACTGCCACCGCGCCCCGCTCACGGAATATCGAGCGCTATATTGATGTTACGATCACTGACAATATCGCCGGTGGAACCTTTAATTTCAGCGCCGCGCCAGTAGATTCTATGACGTATTGTGTTGAGATCTACCAGCGAGCTTTAGCCGGGGATTATGGTGTTGTATCAGTCTGTCCCGATGATGGCAATTATTATGAATGGGATGGCTCCGGCTGGGTGCTGGCAAGAACCCATGCAGAACTGGAGCAAAAGGCAGATGAATACAAGAAAGCCAATTTATTAACGTTAGCCGCAGAGGCTATTGCACCGCTTCAGGACGCAGTTGATCTGGCAATGGCAACGGAGCGCGAAAAAGAATTGATTACCGCATGGAAGAAATATCGGGTTCTCTTAATGAGAATTGATATAGCGCAATCGCCTGATATTATCTGGCCAGTGGTACCAGAGTAACCAATGCCGGGCGCTATCGCCCGGCTAATTGTATATTTACTTTACATCTGAAAAGTATTTTTTATAGACACCAGTTTCAATAAATCGTTTGGCAGCCATCAATGAACTATCAATTGAGATATGAGCACCGTCAAGAGAGTAGGGGATCTCTATTCCATTGTAATGGTATGAGTCACTTTCATCAAATATGTCATCTTTTTTGATGAATTTTATATACCCATCTTTTTCTAATTGCGAGAAGATAATATCCATCTTTTGGGTATCATCATCTTTTTTATTGGAATTACCTTTTAATCTAAACGGTAAATCATTGACTCCCGCAGCGATAAAATTAGCAAAAACATTGATGTCGTATTGTGTTGGGGATGTCATTACATACACTTTCACCCCTTTAAATTTGGCATATTTAATTACATCAACAATTTCATTTTGATAACCTTTGCGATATAAATCAAACCAGATGCCAGAAAATATAACGAAATCATATTTTGAAATATTATTTTTTAGATATTCTCTATTTAACAGGCACTGTTTATAGGCCACTCGTGTTTTAGTGCCATTGGTTGAATCCGTTAAACTCGGGAAACACCAGTTAGTGGTGACGGAATCTACAGATATACCGAGTTTCTTCGCGACTTCATCGACGAAGGGTTCATAATGCCCGGCAAAAGAGTCACCAAAAAGCAGACCCTTTGGCTTCAATGACTTAATCCCCAGTTTGCACACTGATTTTTCCATTGAGATGATGGGGTCGGACTCACCGTCAACATTATAAAAACAATAACCATTATCTCGGTTTGGCATTACATGAAATGATTGTATTTTTGCATAAAGTTCAACGGTTTCTTTATCTGCCATAATGCCGCGATCGAGCGTACTGTGCCTAACTGTCAGTGCCAGCACACCAACGACCAGTGTACACAGTGATATATAGACCAGGTTAGAGGTGGTGGATAATTTGGCGAAAACTTTCCGTGATGGATTTTCCACTAACTTAAGAGATAATTCACCTAATATCACGGTAGCAACTAAAGCCAGCAGCACCCATTTATAGTTACTGAGTAAACTTAAATAAGTTAATGCGACGACAATAGGCCAATGCCATAAATAGATAGAATAGGAACTGGCCCCCAACTTTTGAGCGATAATATTAGCGGTGAAAATTGATTTTTGCCGCGCAGAAATCAGTACCAGCACCGCACCGGCTACCGGTAATAGCGCATTTGAACCGGGCCAAACAATTGATGAGTTAAATAGCACAATTGACGCAGAGATAAATACTATGCCGATAACTTCTGTATATCTCGCCAGAGTCTCCGGCAATGCCTTTCTACGCGTTATCCACCAAGCCATCCCCCCAGCTAGCATTTCCCACATTCTGGTTGGCAGAAGGTAAAACGCCGCTGACGGCCAGCGTTGTGAAGCATAGATAGAAAGGCACAGTGATAGGAATCCTAGTGCGAATAAGGCAAATTTAACCGCCTTGTAATTGATGAACTTCCACAGCACAAAAATGATAATAGGCAGAATAATATAAAACTGCCACTCCACAGAAAGTGACCAGGTATGTAACAACCACTTTTCATGTGAGGACGCATCGAAATAACCCGATTCACGCCAAAATTTAATATTCGATATAAAAAAGAGTGTATTTACCACATGGGTTGCTAGCAATTTATAATTATGTTCAGGCAGCCAGAACCAACCAAAAATTAATAGAGCAAAACATAGCACCAAAAGCATGGGAATAATTCTTCGCGCTCTGGCCAGATAAAACTGTAAGAATGAAAAATTGCCTGACTCCATGCCAGAAACGATGATCCGGGTCATTAAAAAGCCGGAGATGACAAAGAAAACATCCACACCGACAAACCCACCCGAGAACCCTGGCACACCAAAATGGTACAGAACAACGGCAATGACCGCCCATGCTCGAAGTCCATTGATATCATTACGAAATTTATTCGATGTTGTTTTTTGTGTTGGAATTGTTGCTAACATTAAGATGACTGCCTGCTCTGAATTATTCAAAAAACATCCATGCCTGAATTACGCTATTCTAACAGTTATGTAAATTAATCAATAGACTGTCATGGTTATGTAATTTTTTGGTGAGGAGGAAGAAAAGAGTTAAGCTAGCCATCTAGCTTGCAGCAGCGAAGCGCTATCAAGAAGCTCTGAGTTTAATCGCTCGGTCTATTCATTTATTCATTGCATTATTGGTCGGTGACTTAAAAATGAGACCAATCATCTGTAGCGACTCATACTTAATCAAACACCTTTGCTAGGTCTGACAGTCGGCTTAGTACTTGGAGCGGGCATTGCGAGCATAGCAGTGTATTAAACAACGGGGAGCAGGTCACAGTGTGACGAATGTTTTTGAAGGACCGTGAACATAATGCTTGATTTCATTAACCATATTGATGATCTTATTAGGCGGGGCTAACTGTTAAGTGACAGTGGATAGATATCAATTTTATCAAGGTGCTATCTGAGAAGGCCTCAAGCCCACTGAAAGCAATCCCTAAAGCCTAAATTTAGGCTAGGTTGTGCTGGAATTGGTTGGTGATGCATTAGGTATTTATCAAATAGAAAAGAATATTCTGTGCGGACATGTTCTACATACATATCTGTATAATAACTGTCATATATAAGGAGAGTTGCATGAAGCATCCAAAGTATAAAGGGATTGGTACTTTAGATGCCGAAATCGAAAGATGTCAGAGAGAGTTGTTAAATAAAGAAATAGACTTTGATTTGATGGTTCATAAATTAAAGAACGCAAATCCATCTGTTGACGATATTCACAAGCTGAGACAACAACTCTGGAGTAAAGAAAAGCAGGTTTTAAAAGCTCGCAGACAGCTAAAAGCTAAAAAAGAACAGAAAACTCGTAAAATAAATCAACGTCAACATATCAAATTCGGTGGACAAGCTAAGAAAAAAGCACGATTAGCTTTAAATCGAGCTATTAATGAAGAAATGGATAAGCAGGAGAGTATTTTGTCCCAATTAAAAAATGTAGAAATTAAGTTCCCATCAGAAAAAAAATCGAAACAAACAGGTACAGATCTCTTCATTTCTCATGCCTCTGAAGATAAGGCTGATTTTGTTAAACCACTCGCGGATGAATTGATCGAACTTGGTTTATCAGTGTGGTATGACGAATATACATTGCGAATTGGTGATAGTTTGCGCCGTTCAATCGATAAAGGTTTAGCTGAATCAAAATATGGTTTAATTATTCTTTCTAAGGCGTTTTTTGAGAAAAACTGGACACAATATGAGCTTAACGGATTAGTAGTTAGAGAAATGGAAGGCGATAAAGTTATCTTGCCTATATGGCACAATATTACTAAAGATGAAATTATGAAGTTAAGTCCGTCTTTGGTTGATAAAGTAGCCCTAAATTCTGCAATGTTTACTGTAAGAGAAATCGCTGAAAAAGTAGCCGACGCCGTAAAAAATACCTAATTAAAATCTCATGCATATATAACCGAAAGCCTTTATCTTGAGGCGGTTATATCCGCTCTTCGCTCATAGCTGCCAGTCAAACTTAATCGTACCTTGCTACAAAACACAAGCCGAACGCATTAAACGTATCGAAATTTTTACGAATGGTTCCGAATTAGCTGTTAACTATATGAATTTAAAGGCTAGGAAAGTAAGGTGACGGAAGGTGTTTTTTGAGGTAATATTGATTTAATTATTTGATTTTGAAAAGAAAAATTCTTTTAAATCTGAAAGAGGAATCGTATTCGGTCTATTTTTAACCCATTGATTTTAAAGGTGAATTTTTTGGTTTGTCGAAATTTATCGAAATTTTATCGAAATCTGATATTCGGTCTTTTATAGCATCACGTATTCTTTCCCTATCGTATCAAGATACTTGTTCGTCATCTTCTCCGATTTATGCCCCAGTAGTTTCATCGCAAATTTCTTACCTTTTTCCTTTTCATACAATCGTCCGGCTAAACTTCTGATCTCATGAAATTTTGAAAGAAGTACTTAGCGGCTTCATCGTTTGCAAAATGACGCCTAACTAATCTAATGCAACGTTCTTTATCTATGTATTACCGCCAGAAATGTGAACATATCGACAGGTTGATGGCCATGAAAAGCTAACTGCTGTGCCGGACAGTGAAAAGAGTCAATCTATATTTTGAACGTAAATGGCTATGGACGCAGGGGCACTCCGTGACTCAATGGTAAAGCGGGGAATGGTCAATGATAATACCGTACTCTGCCATCATCTCCTCCAAATTGTGTAGGTTCAAGCCAAATACATTGCGCGACCATATCAATGAACAGTGCTGTATTTTCAGTGGTATATGCAGAAAACATCGTAAAAAATAACATATTGCCTGACGACGGATTACTGCAACAGAGCCGTATTTATTGTTGTAAAAATAACAATAAATTATCTCGCATAAGAAATATCTTACAATAAGTCAGCTTCCATTCTGATATACGCCCCTTTTTGTTTATTGTTTAATCACCTCAACAAGGTAAAATGTTGATTAATATCAAACTTTGATAAAATTGTTACTTTGATAACCTCAATTGTGTTGACATTTTCTAATGTAATTAGAATAACCTCAGACTATAAACATGAAAAAGCAACTGATAGCACTTACAGCACTGTCTTATTTGATTTTTGGCTTCAATGCAGCAAACGCAAAAGCACCAACAGCAGAATTAACAGTCAAAGGTCAGGTGAGCCCCCCTGGTTGTATTGTCATGGCTCCAGACGGCGGAGTCTATAACGTCGGTGAAATTGCAGGGCATACTGTTAAACCTTCGGCACTCACCGTATTGCCTTCAATAACCAAAAACTGGTCAGTAATTTGTGATGCTGAAACCTACGTTAGCGTGACCGGTAGCGATAACCGTGCTGGCAGTAGCACGTCCGGAGGTCGCTATGGATTAGGTTTTGTTAATGGCGCCGGAAAAATAGGTGATTACGGCGTTTATTTTTCAAATGCAAAGGTTGATGGTACTGCAAAATATTTCCGTAAACAGGAAGAAGCCGCTGCGGCTATTTTATCATTAAGCATTGGGCCACTGAATGGGCTGAGCTGGGTCCATGCTAATGCAACAAAAGCACCAGGAAAAGTATTCAGTGCTGATATTGAAGTCATGCCGAGACTTGGCAGTGTTGCTGATATGAAAGGCCCCATTACAGAGAATGTTAAAATAGATGGTTCAATGACGTTGAGTATTATCATTGGTATATAGATAACAATACTTCTAAAGGGAATTCATTATTAAGTCCGTCATTTAAAATAAGCATTGATAATTTTATATCTAAATTAATAAGATTTGCGCGGCAGTAATTATATTTGCAACATTAATCCCCCAGAGAGGGTTTATTTGATGCACTGGTCTTGTAAAATATCAAAAAACCTTGCCAAGCCTGAATATGTACGGGTTGAAACGGGTGTTTGCATCCAATGGGCGCATTAAAAGATCGATGGCAGTATGGACACTGCGAAAAGCATTAAAGCTACACAGAATATGGTAAAAGTGTACTGTATGAGAGGGCTTAACGTAGCGCCATCATTAAGAATCAGACATGCCGAAGGGAATGCTATTGATATGAATATTTTATGAGCGAGAGATTTAAAAATAAAAGTAGCGAGGATATCTTAATTGAGAATTTTCCCGAAGAGGGAATGAATACAGAACTCCACGCCGCAGGGGGAAGTTTCGGTGTTATAAAAACCATGGTAGCTCTAAAGACAGAACTGATTGGTCAACGGATATTTCATGAGGGTGTCAATGTTTTTTATCTCTTGTCTAATAATGCGGTTTTCTTATGAATGTTGTTATATCCCCATAATTTGAATAAATAATACTTTGTTAAATATAAGGTTATATGGCTTGTCAATTAATTATCTAAGTTATCTCAAAAAATATAATCATCTGCAGCATGATGTTTTCATCAAATTTATTGGCGTTAATAAATCTCAAAACTACCAATTCGGATATCCTTGACGCGTTAATAAAGCATGAGTTTTGACGCGTTATTGGAGTAATTACGATGTCGGGATCAAGCACAAAAACCTAGCAATGGTGCTGGGTTGGATCGCCATTTTGATGACTTAAGCAATATTAATAAAGGAGGTCTGTCGATACATTACCAGTAGCTAGATACTCTCGAAAAGCAGTGATCACCGGATCAAAATCATCAACTATAGTTGATGCTCCATAAGGTTCACCGTGCATAAGCTGCAAGCCACCTGGTGAGTTTAGGTTGTGCAACGTCCTGACGTTATATTCACCATCACAATCATTTTCACCTAGCAACAACATATAGCGTCCAGATTCAGTGTATAAAGATAACTCTTCAGGATCGATATCGTCACAAGCGTTATTTTTCATACCCAACACACCAACGTTATCACGGAAAAGTTCAAGGACTTGGAGTAAGTCATCCTCAGAAGGGTTCTTTAAAGGTTTTAACTGTTCCCTATCACCAGAAGGGCTAAAGAAATAACCGCCTAACACCATATCTTTATTCATTTAGCCACCTTGATAGATCTCATTCCTGTTTCCCATGTGTATTTTACTGGGTCACCATATTTATCGACAGCATGTATAGTGAGCGAGTTTACTTCAGCGGCATTTGCGGCTGCAGCAATATCGCCTCTACAGTAACCACAGACATCTTTACCGCTCACAACCATGTTTATATCGGCTCCCTTCGAGACCCCAGCTTCATGTGCTTGTTGAAGAGCACCTATTTCGGCATGAGCATCCGCCATATTTCCATTAGGGAACGTTTCTCTAGTACCGTCAGCTAACACTTTTGCTTTAGCTTGCTTAACCGCCTAAATCTTGGGCTGTTTTCGTATAACCTTCAACATTTCCGTTGTAAACGCCTCCGGCAGCCAGCAGTCGCTCCGCAGCCTTGGTGTTAATAGTACGGAAGGCTTGCTGTGCTGGCAAATCAGGTACAGAAGCACGTACCAAACGCTGAACCTGTGTTGGTCGTGGTTTTCCTTCAGAGTGACTATAATCCTTTCTACTCACCGAGCTATTAAATTCAGCGATAATCTTTTTCGCACCATCAAAATGAAAACTAAGTGGATCGGTGCAAATAAGCTTACCGTTTTCACCAATATAAAATAGCTTGGCAGGGCCATGAATGTCGCTAAGCATGACAATATCGCCGGAAAATACCATTTTTTCCAGTTTGTCTTTTTCCCTAGCATCCATTTCCTTATGGTGTTAACTAAAGCAGTACCACTGTATATCTATTGCTCAATAGATTTTCTACAAGAAAGCTCTGTATTTAGCCTTTTCGTGGAGTAAATATTTTTCTTATCTCTGATAAAAAAATAAATAATCGATGTCCGGCCATGGTTTCTACATTGATTATTTTAGCCAGGTTCAACCGGCGAAATTTTTACCCACTCATTTCTATGGGAATCCAGATAGATAACGGTGAATGTTGTCACAGGTAATACCCTAGGATTATAGCGAGCGAGGCTCTGAAAATAGTTTGAAATTATGGCGAGAGTTATACTGTCTAGTTGGCGATTTATGTTTACTGGTACTGATTTTTGTGGGAGCCAGCAACCTGAAAGCATGGAATAAGCCCCATCAGAAACTGATGAGGCTTATTGGTCATACACCCAGCGGATATTTGAGTTAAAAACTTTTGAATCCGTTAGTCCTCACTCTCTTAAACCTAGCAGACTATTAAGCTCGTCGATTTGTTGCTGCCACTCACGTTGTAATGTGATTTTTTGGTGTTTAGGTTTCCGCGCCAAATCCTCGGCCAGTTTGGCCTCCAGATCCAGCAAGGCTGTCAGCAAATAATCTTCCTCACTTTTCATGAGGGTGGTAATAGCAGCTGTAGCAATGGCTGAACTTGAACTCGGCGCTATTACTGGTTTATCGGCCAGAATGTTGTAAACCGGAGCCAGGTCGTGCCACTCTTCGAGCCGTTGTTGGTGGATCAACCAGAAGCGATTACAACTTTGCTCAATTAGCATGCGGTCATGTGACACCAATAATACTGCACCTTTGAACGTTTTTAGTGTTTCCGCCAGTTCCTCTTTACCTTCTATATCGAGGTGGTTGGTCGGCTCATCCAGTAGCAGTAACGAATAGTTTGCCAGTGTTAAGCCGATAAACAGCAGCCGTGAACGTTCACCACCGCTTAGGGTACTTACCTTTTGTTGATGCCGCAGGTAAGGGAAGCCCGCACCAATCAGCGCCATTTTTCGCTGGTCTTCCGTCAATGGTGCAAAAGGCGTCAGCGCGTCGCTGATTGAATCGTCATCGTGTAATTGATGTAGGCTTTGATCGTAATATCCCATACGGACTTTTGGATGAAAAACTATACCCGCATCGGAGGTTTCTGGCTGGTTAAATTCCTGCCATAAGCTATGTAATAACGATGACTTACCGCAGCCATTGCGGCCAACTAGCGCGATGCGATCGCCACTTTTTACTCTAACTTCATCCAGTTCGAATAAAACAGGTGCATCCGGCGCAGGACGCACCTGCAAATCAGATAGTGCCAGCACACGATCAGCAGGCAATGCTTCACCATTGAGCCGCAATTGCCATTGATTGCCGGCCGTTAATAGAGTTTGATCTTCCTTCATTCGATCAACTTGTTTCTCCATCTGCTTGGCTTTACGAGCCAGCTTTTCGTTGTCATACACGCTGCCCCAGATAGCCAACCGTTTGGCACTTTTCGCTACTCGGTCGATCTCCTTTTGTTCTGCATGATGGCGATGAGCATCGGCGCTATCCTTTTCTTCTAACGCCAGCCTGGCTTGTGAGCAGGGTAGACGAATAAATTGCAGGGTTTTATCGCGCAAGATCCAGGTGCAGTTGGTCACGCGGTCGAGCAGGCTGCGGTCGTGCGATACCAGTACAAAGCTGCCTCCCCAATTTTGTAGAAACTGTTCAAGCCATAGCAGAGTTGGTAAATCCAGGTGGTTACTGGGCTCATCCAGCAGCAGTAAATCCGGCTGGCGGATCAAAGCTCGCGCTAGCAGCAGGCGCGTATGTTGCCCGCCGCTCAGAGTTGCGGCAGTCAGTGACCATACGTTTTCCTCAAAACCCAGTGTGGCGAGTAGGACTTCGGCTTGCCAGCGTTCCGGTTGGTGCAGGCTGCCCGGCAGATGATTGAGCACCGCATCTATCAACGTAGCTTCGTTTAATGCGCAGGGCAGATGCTGTTCTACCGTGGCCATCAAGCATTGATTTGCTGTTGTGATGGTGCCAGAGGTCATAGATAGTGCACCGCTGAGGATATTCAGAAGGGTACTTTTGCCACAGCCGTTATGCCCAATCAGGCCGATGCGGTCGCCTTTTTTCAGGCTAAAAGAAATCTCAGCCAGTAACGGACCGAAGGTGTTGTCGTAGCTGACAGATTGCGCAGAAAGTAATGTACTCATGATGCTTATCCAGATTTCAGGCATAAAAATGCCTATCGTCAAAAATTACTGACGATAACCGGTAAGCCGGAGGGAAGTTCTCAGATTGTTTAGTTAGCTTCGCTCAAGCAGGTTATCGCAGCACGATACCAGTAATGCTTGAGCAATGACGATCGCTAAGGACGAGCGAAACTAAAAACATTTCACGGGTCAACATGGCAATCCTCCTTATATAAATTGGTGTATGAGTGGGTTGATTATATTGATGGAGTTGTTATTTAGTCTATCTTTTTATATTCCATTCTTATTCCAAAAATTATGCTTTACTCACGATTTATCTGCTTTCAGATTGTCAGAACTTGCTCACCTAAGCGGCTGCTGTGCCGTTGATGAGTGGATTAAATCATAGGGTTATATTGATATCAATCATTAGTTTTACTTCATTATCAATCATAGGGTTAATATTTTGAAATTTAGACGAAAAAACCAGCAAGAGCTGGTTTCATTGGTGATTTATTTTGTCTATTGTTTCTACTTTAAGGATAATTCTTTGATATTTCTGGATTTCAATAGCTCATTGAATAACTTGTCGTAGTTCTCAACTTTGGTCCTAAGTGCTTCAATATAATTGTCTTTATCACTTTCAGGTAGTCGGTCAAACAAATTCAGCAATTCCCTTTGTCTTTCACTTAAAACGACTTCTGAGACGGTGGGGAGCTCTGGGTTATCCGTTTCATCACTTAGCAACCAGGAAAGGGAAACACCAAAGGCTTCAGATAATTTTAATGCCGAATCTTTGCTTATCTTTCCTTTCGTGAACCAGCGACCAGCGGCTTGAGGAGTTATTCCGCAGATACGAGCAAGCCCCGACTTATTCACGCCGGTTTTATTCATTAAGTGATAAAGTCGAGCCGCAATAGGCGGTTCCAGTGAGCTTTTTTCTTCTTTCATATCAAGATTATAAACCAAAGGTTTAATTATATAAATAACTCTTTAGTTGTACTTTGATATAACCCTATGATTTAATCTGGTTGCTGTTTAACGTGGAGGTTGAAGCTACCCAGACAAAAATGCCCATCTTCAGCCCAAACTGGGCTGGGATCAAAAATACCCATTACGTAGCGGTAGGCAACTCTAGTGTTAAAAGGTTAGTTATAAAAAATCACAATTGAACATATGAGAAAATCTACTTAAAATAAGCTAAAAGGTGGTTTTTATGAATATAAATTATTTCCGTTGTCCGCTGATGTTCCATCCTCGAATAGCTAAAAGCAGTGGTTATCTGAACGTATAATCACTGCCACGAAATCAACACGTTCCGTGGCTTTCTTTTATCGAAAAGGAAAAAGTCATGAAAAATAAACACTGGTCACAAGTCGAGTATCTGCATCTTTCCGTCAAGAACCCGAATATTTTGATCAGAGGCCAACATAGTTACTACAGTGACTGTTGGGATGATGGGTTTGAACTCTCGGTTGTTCGTTATCTCCACGGCGACAACGTTAGCCAGCAATGGGAGCCGCTTGGGCATATTGACCAACTTATTATTGGTGATTATGTCTGTATTGGTGCGGAAGCTGTAATATTAATGGGCGGGAATCATAATCACTCCATTGATTTTATTAGCCTTTATCCCTTTATGAGTATGGTGAAAAAATCTTATCAGCCCAGAGGAAATACCGTACTGAATGATGGCTGCTGGCTTGGAATGCGCTGTATGGTTATGCCTGGTATTACGGTCGGAGAGGGCGCTGTTATTGCTGCGGGGAGTATTGTCACAAAAGATATTCCTGCGTATGCCGTCGTCGGTGGCAACCCGGCTCGGGTCATAAAATACCGTTTCTCTGAAGATGTCATTACGAGGATCGTAAATCTACGGATTTATAAACGACCAGATGATGAAATTGAAAAGCTGATCCCATTGCTCAGCTCTGACGATATCTCCACGCTGGAAACCGCGTTAACCGAGCTATGCCCTTGGGAAAAAGACACTTAATAAAATGAGAGCAGCTGATATTTCCTCTTTCATGGGGTTATGTCAGCTATTTCTAATATGTGGTTTTAATTAATTTAGTTAGAAGGGAAATCGAGTTTAATCGGGTCCCCTGTAGGGGGTTAATAATATAAGGATGTTACCTAATGATTCCTATAGAAAACTTGATTAAGCTTCTGCCTTCGGATGGTACAGTTTTACTCCGTTGCGAACATGGTGAGATAGTGAGTGTGGAACACTTAAGAGATAATCAGTTTGTCGCGACCTTACCGGTATTAATCGAATTGGCAGAAATAGCCGGGTATACAATTTCAATGCCCGATGTTTAACGGAATAATAGCTCTGTCGGCCTGAACAACTGACAACCTAAGCAGTTGTTGTGTCATCACTCAAGGGGGCAAGATGACACAACTATCATTTATCAAATCTGACAATAACATACTGACACCGGCCATGCTCGAAGTCAGGGAGTATCTGCATTATAAAATCAAGTTGAGATGCAGCTACGTCAACTATTTAACAAAATATATTCGTCATAGCGGCTTGTGGGCAGATAAGCACGCAGCCCCTATAACTTGCCTCAAATACTGTGATGTATTGCCGCGCTGTGCAATTAAACCTCCAAATGGGCAGGGGCCTGGAAATGCCATATTTTCCATAAACTCCCCCATTTAATTAATAGCGCCACCATCGACCCTAATTAGGACGGGGCGTTATGCACACACAGTATATTTCACGGAAGGAAGAAGAGTTATGATGCGAATATCGAAAAACTTGCCTTCAGGGCAGAAAAAACCAAGGCGTAATATTCAACTTGTTCTTGAACGCTGGGGTGTATGGGCTAAAGATAATTCAGGTATTGACTATTCCTCTATTGCCGCAGGGTTTAAAGGTTTACTCCCGTACACCACCTCATCACGACCTTCATGTTGTGATGATGATGGATTAGCCGTTGATGGATGTGTTTCTCGTTTAAAACGTCATCGGTATGACGAGTGGGAATTGGTCATTCGGCATTATGTCTATAATCAATCTAAACGTGCTATTGCAAGGCAACAAAAGAAAGACGAAAGAGCAATAAGAATAAATCTACAAATGGCTGAGGGCTTTGTTGATGGTTGCCTTGCCATGATGGATATTCGCCTTGAGATGGACGCCGAAATACAAAATTAATTTTTTATGATAAAAGTGTTGGTGCGGCCGCAAAAAGTGCATTAGTCTGATAACAGTTGGTTGTGCAGTTGCACTCATACAGTCAAAGAAACCTCGCTCAGGCGGGGTTTTTTCATTTTATCCCAAGCATTGATGAGGCCCGATACTTTTGGGCTAAGCTCCTAACGCGTATTAATTAGAACATTGAGAGCAGCAGGGCAACGGGCAGGCTTAAGGGCCAGGTTATACCAATTAAAAGTGATGATAAGCACCTTACTACTAAGCTCTGGTCACGTGTCAGCGGGAAAATAATGAAAGTAGAAATAATAACGCCAACTACATAAATACAGAGCAGAATAAAACCGGTATTCATCGAGCAATTTTCCTTTTGTCTATGTTGTTGGCTTATTATCACCGAAAGAGACGGTATTTTTACATAATAATTTAAATTATTAGGCCTCGCTATTTGTGTGGTTTTTTATAGTTCATCGCCAGCATCAATTATCCTCAAATAATCTCTGCGTCTGGATGGGGCACGGCGGCGAGCTATTTTCCAAAAGCAGCAAATATATGCCCAGGCCAACTGGCAGGGGGAGACAATGAAGATGGATAAATATTCCAGCGCGATATCCTTGTGGTTCGGCGGGTTAACAACAACGATTGGTGCCTTATCTCTAAACGAATGGGCCATGGTAGTCGGTATTGTCTGCACGACGGGAACCTTTATTGTGAATTGGCACTATAAGCGAAAAGAATTTCAATTACGGAAGAAATAAAATGTCTCCAACTCTTCGCAGTAAGTTAATGGGTGTTTCTGCTTTCGGAGCACTGGCTATTGCTGGTGTATTACTAGGTGGTGAAGATGGATTAGAGGGCCGCAAGTATGTGGCTTACTACGATGTCGTCAATGTCCTCACTGTATGCGATGGCCACACCGGTAAAGATATCATCCCCAGTAAAAAATATTCTGATGCGGAATGCGATGCTTTATTGCAACAAGATCTGACGCCGGTACAACGCATTGTTGATGCAGCTGTGAAAATCCCACTAAGCCAATACCAGAAAGCGGCTCTGTACTCGTTCACCTATAACGTCGGGCAGCATGCTTTTATCCAATCTACGCTGCTTAAAAAGCTCAATACTGGCGACATCAAAGGCGCTTGCGATGAGTTACGCCGCTGGATATATGCTGATGGTCAGTCGTGGAAAGGGTTAAAGAATCGTCGCGAGGTAGAGCGGGAATTATGTTTAGTGGAATAA